GCTTTTTATCTCCAACTGGATTTAAATTTTCATTAGCAAAAAAACCAAAAATAGATTTTTTTTGTGATACTGCATCTATACCTGGAATAAATCTTGGAGTAGCAATTCAACCTACATATTTAAAAAATATTCCAATACCTGGAGACGTATTATCTTATGATGATTTAACAATCAATTTTAATGTTGATGAAGATATGGAAAATTATCTTGAAGTTCATAATTGGTTAACTCAATTTGGATTTCCCAGAGACGCAGGACAATATCAACAATTATTAAATGAAGATGAAAATAGTTCAGGCAAACAAATTGCTATTTCTGGTATGAGTGATGCAAGTTTAATGATTTACAACAGTAATTATAGAGCAAATATACAAGTAAACTTTAAAGATATATTTCCAGTGTCTTTAAGTTCACTTCAATTCGAGTCTAAGGTAAATGATATTCAATACCTTACAGCTCAAGTAACGTTTAAATATACCATATATGAAATTGTAAAATTGTCAACATAGTGTTATAATATTTTTTTATTCGTAATTATGAACTTAGATGAAATCGAAAAATTATGGAAAGAAGATAGTACTATAGATCCTGATAATCTTCACTTAGAAAGTATAAAAATTCCATCACTACATTCTAAATATTTTCAAATTTATAATAACTTATCTCTATTAAGAAAAAAAGAAGAAAATAATTTTTTACAATTACAAAAAGAAAAATGGCTATATTATTCGGGGAAATCTGATCCAGAAGTGTATAAAGAAAAACCATTCGATCATCGGGTAATGAAATCTGATTTAGACAAATATATGAATACTGATGAAGAATTAGTACGTTCAAATACAAAAATAGAATACTACAGCATTATGATAAAATTTTTGGAAAGTATTCTTAAAAATATAGAAAATAGAAGTTTTGCTATTAAAAATAGCATAGATTTTATGAAATTTACTGCAGGATATAGCTAATATGAGTGATATTAAAATTAAAAAAAAGAATGAAGTTTATCTAAAACTTTCGTGCGAACCACACATCATATATGAGTTGGCTCCATATTTTGAATTTGAAGTTCCTTCTGCAAAATTTATGAAGGGAAACAAATATAAAAACTGGAACGGAAAAATAAATTTATTATCTACGCATACTGGAGAATTGTATATTGGATTATTAGATAAACTTATAGAAAAAATAAAAATATTAGATTACACTTATGAGTTTGAAGATAGTAAGTTTTATGGTCTTCCATATGAAGAAAATGAAATGATTTCATATGATGGAGTAACGACGTATATGAAATCTATTATTTGTGAAAAATATGAGCCAAGAGATTATCAAGTAACTGCGGTATATGAGGCTTTGAGGCATAATAGAAAACTTTTAGTATCGCCTACATCATCTGGAAAAACTATTATATCCTATTCTATTACAAGATATTATGTAGATAAAGGATATAAAGTTTTGATTATATGTCCCACTACTTCACTTATAGAACAAGCACATAAAGATTTTTTAGACTATGGGTGGGATTGTGATGATTTAGTCCATAAAGTTTATTCAGGAAGAGCTAAGACTACAGATAAACCAGTAATGATATCTACGTATCAAAGCATATATGATTTAGAAAAATCTTATTTTGAAAATTTTGATGTAGTTATAGTTGATGAGGCACATACATCAAAAAGCTCATCAATCCAAGGTATACTCCATAAGATGTGTGATGTCAAATATCGCTTTGGATTAACTGGAACTACGCAGCCAGAGAAAGTGCATATATGGACCTTAGAGGGGCTCTTCGGCCCTGCATACAAGGTAATTCGGACCCAAGAGCTAATGGAAAGAGGTAGTATAGCTAAGCTTCAAATTAAAATAATAATTTTAGAACACGATAAGAAAAAATTTGAAACTTATGAAGACGAACTTCAATATATCATTGGAAATGAAAAAAGAAATAATTTTATTAAAAATCTAGCCCTAGACTTAAAAAGAAATACTTTGATATTATTTTCTCGTGTAGATACCCACGGAAGAATTTTGTATGATTTAATAAATAGTTCCACAGACAATGAGCGAAAGATATTTTTCGTTTATGGTGGTGTTGATACCGAGCAAAGAGAAAAAATAAGAGAGATAACCGAGCAAGAAAATGATGCAATTATTGTAGCTTCTTATGGGGTCTTTAGTACCGGTATCTCTATAAAAAATTTACATAATTTAATTTTTGCTAGCCCTTCCAAATCAAAAATACGAAATCTTCAGAGTATAGGAAGAGTTTTGAGAAAATCAAATACTAAAAATAAAGCAGTTCTTTATGATATTTCAGATGATATTTCAAATGGCTCTGTAAAAAACTATACTCTAAATCATTTAATAGAAAGAGTAAAAATTTATAACGAAGAAAATTTTAATTATCAAATACACAAAATAAATTTTAAGGAGAGTACTGATGAATGAAGAATTTTACGCATCAATAAAATTAGTGTCTGGAGAAGAAATTTTTTCTAAAGTATGTGCGTTCGAAGAAAATAATAAGGTTCTTTTAGTATTAGATCATCCAATATTTGTAGAGACTGTATTTGTTCCAAAATTGGGTATTCCTATTGCAAAAGTAAATCCTTGGTTAAGTCTCACTGAGGATACTACTTTTATCATTGAAAGAAATAAAATAATTACAATGACGGAAATTAAAGATGTGGTAATGATTAAGATGCATAATCGCTATGTTAGAGAGCAAAATAAATCTACAAATCAAACTCAAATAAGTCCTAATATGGGGTATGTTTCTTCAATCGCAGAAGCACGAGTATCATTAGAGAAGTTGTATAAATCTTCTACAACTTCTAATACTAATCTTAATTAAATCCCTTCGGGATTGTGCTTCGCACAGGCTCTAGAGTTATTAAGTATTAAGTATCTTAAGGTCTTAATTTACTTCAAACCAACAGATCTATGTTATCTGATTTATTAATTCTGTCAAGTACTATTTCAATATATTTTAATATTTCTTTATATTTGACGGGTATGCTACAATATTTACAGAACAAAATTTAAATCATAATGACTAAAAAACAGAAAAACGTACACTATGTAAACAATAAAGATTTTTATCAAGCTCTAGTTAACTATAAAATATCTTGTAGTAATGCTAAAGAGGCAGGATTACCTAGACCAATAGTTACAAAATATCTAGGAGATTGCTTCTTAAAAATTGCAACACACCTGTCATATAGACCAAACTTTTGTAACTATCAGTTTCGGGATGATATGATTTCAGATGCAGTAGAAAATCAGTTGACATATATTCATAATTTTGACCCAGATTATATAAGCGCAAAAACTGGCGGAAAGATGAACCCGTTTGCATATTTTACTCAAATTTGCTATTTTGCATTTTTAAGAAGAATTGGTAGAGAAAAAAGACAGATGGAGATAAAAGAAAAAATTATAGAAAAATGTATGTTTGATGAAGTATTTTCTGCTGATGAAAATTATAGTAGTTCTGATTATAATAGTATAAAAGATGCAATTCAAACAAAATATAGTTAATAATGAAAATAGCTTGCATAACGGACACCCACATTTCATTTAAAAAATCTAATCCAATTTTTCATAATTATTTTGAAAAATTTTATAATGATATATTTTTTCCTGAAATACAAAAAAGAAAAATAAAAACAGTCATTCACCTTGGTGATGCTTTTGATAACAGAAAGGGTATTGATTATTGGGGATTGGAGTGGGCGCAAAGAGTTGTGTATGATAAATTTAAGGAACTTGGAATAACGGTTTATCAAATTTGTGGAAATCATGACGTTCAGTTGAGAACTACAAATAAGTATAATGCAATAGAAACATTACTAAGAGATTATGATAATGTAATTCCCATTACCTCTCCTTCTGTTTATGATATGGATGACGTAAAAACTTTATTCGTTCCTTGGATATGTAAAGAGAATGAATATGCGACGTTTAAGCTTACTCAGGAGACCTCTGCAAAGCTTCTATTCGGTCATTTGGAGCTTTCTGGCTTTACCTTATTTCCAGGCCAGCTGAGTACTCACGGAATAGGAAAAGAAAGATTTGATAAATTTGATAGAGTATTTTCAGGACACTATCACGCTAGAAGTAATGATGGTAAAATTTTCTATTTGGGTAATCCTTATCAAATGTTTTGGAGTGATGTGAATGATAAACGAGGATTTCATATATTTGATAATAACACTTATGAGTTAGAATTTATTGAAAATCCATACTCATTATATGAAAAAATATACTATTCCAACAATTGCATTGAAGATTTTGATGTAGATAATTTAAAAGAAAAATATATAAAGGTTATTGTAAAAAATAAATCTAATGAAACTCAATACAACACGTTTATATCAAAACTAAAAAATTTAGATATTGTTGACTTGAAGATAGTTGATACTGAAATTATAGGTGATATGAATGTAGATTTATCAGAGATTGACCCAGAAGATACTTTAGCAACGTTAAATAAATATATTGAAGAAGTTGATTTTAATTTAAACCGAGATATGGTGAAAAAAATATTACAAGGAATTTATCAAGAAGCTTTAGAATTAGAGGTGTAATAATTTTGTATATACTTTCTATTTCTGGTAAGTCTACTGAGGGTGCATTTTGTGTAGTTGATGATGATGGTGAAAAAGCTCTGTACTTTTTTGAAGATTATGATGATGCGGATAGATACGCTGGCCTTTTGGAAGCAGAAGATTATCCAGAAATGGAAGTAGTAGAAGTCAACGACGAGCTTGCAATAAAAACTTGTGAGATGTATAATTATCATTATGTGGTTGTTAAACCAGATGACGTTGTGATACCTCCAAAAGAAGATGTTATTTATTCAAACAATTAATTTCAAAAATATTTTATCATCGGGAAATCAGTTTACAGAAATAAATTTTACTTCAAATAAAACAACATTAATTAAAGGAAATTCCGGTCAAGGTAAAAGTTTAATCGTAACTGCATTGATATTTGGACTGTATGGTAGGTCAAATAGAGGTACAACTAAAAAGCAGTTAGTGAATACTGTAAATAAAAAAGATTGTCTAGTTGAAATTGATTTTAGTATTGATGGAAAGCAATATAAAGTAAGAAGAGGTATATCCCCAAATATTTTTGAAATTTATATTAATGGAAAACTTCAAGATGAATTATCTGCAGTAAAAGACCAACAAAAATATCTTGAGATTAATATTCTTAAGATGAGCTATAAAACATTTATGCAAGTAGTTGTACTTGGCAGTAATAATTATGTTCCATTTATGCAGTTGTCATCTGCAGAAAGGCGAGATTTGGTTGAAGAACTTCTGGATATAAAAATATTTTCATTAATGAATACAATTCTTAAAGATAAAATTAAAAATATAGAAAGAAAACTTCAAGAAATAGAATTGAGTAAAATTTCCATTGAAGATAAAATAGAAATGCAGAGTGGATTTATAGAAAAAATAAAAACTAGTGGACTAGAATTGATAGAAGATAAACAATCACAAATAACTACTATATCAAATAAAATCAATAGTTTAAATGTAAAACACGAAACACTATTTGATAATTTTCAACTAGAGCAAGATAAGTTATCTACCATATCATTTTCTACCAAAAAACTTAAAAAACTTTTAGGAATAGAAGGAACTCTTATTCAAAAGAAAACGATACTAGAAGAGGAAGTTACATTTTTTAATCACAATTCAATTTGCCCGACTTGTAAGCAAGACTTACAAGTTGAGTTTAAAGACAATAAAATTAAGGAAATTGGCAATGAGATTGTTAGTATAAATTCTGGATATATGGAATTAACTAATCTCATACGAGAAGAGGAAGATAAAGAAAAACTTTTCACTCAAATTAATAATAATATTAATCAGTTAAATTTTGATATAAAAACAAACAAAAATGAAATAAAATTGTTAGATAGACAAATATTTTCTTTAACTGGTGAAATTGAGGAAATACAAAATAATATAAAAAATCAGAATGAAGACGAAAAATTATTAAAAACTTTAATAAAAAATAAAAATAAAATAGAACAAGAATATTTGAAGTGTACTGAAGCTCTTCATTATTTTGAGTTTTCCCATCTATTGATGAAGGATGGTGGAGTTAAATCCAAAATTATCAAAAGATATTTGCCAATTATCAATAATCAAATCAATAAGTACCTTCAAATGATGGATTTATATATCAATTTTACATTAGATGAAGAGTTTAAAGAAACTATTAATACCCCATTGCACGAAGGATTTTCGTATAGTTCATTTTCCGAAGGAGAAAAGCAAAGAATAAATCTTTCTGCAATTCTTTCTTGGCGAGAAGTATCTAGATTAAAAAATTCTGCTAATTGCAATTTAATCTTTTTTGATGAAACTTTAGATAGTTCTTTGGACGCTTCTGGTATTGATGACTTTATTAAAATTATTAGTTATGTGGTAACTAATTCAAATATATTTGTCATTTCTCATAGAGAAGGTTTTGATGATAGATTTGAAAAAGTATTAGAAGTTAAAAAAATAAACGGGTTCAGTAAAGTTTTCAGTTGACTAAAATTCCAATTTGAGGTACACTAAAAAGGTAAATCTAGTTTTACTTTATAATGGATTTTCCTAATGCCGAAAATGAAAGGCAATCACTTGAGTATAAAATGACTATGAACGAACACTCTGGATATGTTGATTTGACAAAAACTCCCATTATGACGGATAAACCAAACCATCTTTGGAAATATAATGAAGATAAAATCCTTAAGGATGTTGAAAATTATGTAACCAGCACCTATCACGGACATTATTGTGGTGATAGTGATGGTTATGCTGATATCCAGACTATTGACCTGATGGCAGCAAAAAAACTGGCAACAGGTTTCTGTCAGGCAAACATCTTGAAGTACGGTTCTCGGTATGGTGACAAGGATGGGCGTAACAAGCGTGACTTGATGAAAGTCATTCATTATGCTATGCTACTACTTCACTTTGACGGACATTATACTCGTAAAGATAATGGACTATCTGAATTCAATCGCTGATTATTATGAAACTTACACCAAATACGATTACCATTTTAAAGAACTTCTCTAGTATTAATCCTAGCATCTATATTCGTGAGGGAAATACGATTAGAACTATTGCGGTATCTGGAAATATTGCAGCTGTTGCGGAGGTTGAAGAAGAATTTGAAAATTCATTTGCAATTTATGATTTAAATCAATTTTTGAACGGACTTAAGTTATATGATAATCCTACATTGGAATTTACTAAGAACAATTGCATCTTAATTAAACAGGGAACTCATAGGATTAAATATAGACTTACTGATCCAACTCTTATTGTTGCAGCAGAAAATAGAGATATAAAACTTCCATCTAAAGATGTGTGCTTCATTCTTACTGAAGACCAATTTGAAAAACTACTTAAGGCATCTAGTGTATTTGGTCTTCCCGATTTTTCAGTTGTTGGTGAAAATGGAGAAATTTCTCTTCAAATTAGTCAAAAAGAAAACTCGTCTTCAAATGAAGTTTCTATTGTAGTTGGAGAAACTGGCGAAGAATTTAGAATGAATTTTAAAACCGAAAATCTTAAAATTATTCCTGGAAATTATGAGGTAAGTATATCAAAGCAACTTATATCGCAATTCACAAATCAGAATTTTAATTTGACTTATTTTATTGGACTAGAGAGCGATAGTAATTTTATTTCTTAATTTTGATTATTTTTTTATTATGAATATTTTTATAGTTGATGA